TCCAGAAATGAGTGGCAATTTAAGAAATGAGTGGCAATAAAAAAGGGGACCACCTTATGGCAGCACATTACTCTCCTTATTGGAAACCTTGTCTATCTACTATCTACTATCTACTCTTCATCACTATCACTATCATCATCAGCCCAAGACTTACCTTTAAGATAACTTGTGTCAAAAGTGAATGCTTTAGTCATCATCTTTACATTCTCCACTTGAGGAACTGAATCATCTACTAATACGCTGGCATATGAACGCACATAGTGGGTCGCGATTGGCACCTTCTCATTGAGGTCTAATTCGTCTTCAGATTCGTCTTCAGATTCGCTGTCAAACGCGGTGGCAAATGAAGACCCCAATTTCTTCGTAGCACAACCCAATTCATCTTCCCATTCTGAATTCTTTTTGGCGAAATATTCTTCGCGTCTCTTGTTTTTCTCGTTCAACTTGAGTGCTTGACAGAACTTCACTGTGTGTCCTGTTTGCTTACAATATTTACACGCTTGATTAAGCAATGTCGGGCACGTAGTCTTACCTGTTTTGTCCTTAACATAGTGACTGGTGTATTCTGTCTCGGTCTTGTCAGCATCTTTACACACTTTACAGAACATTTTGATTTGTGTTTTCGTTAGTTGTTACAACTTAAATAATTGCGTGTCATTTGATTTCTAAATTGTTTTCATTTTTTTAATTTAAATACTTATTTTATATAACAAATTGATTTTACTAATTTTTATAAACTATTTTATTGTTTCAAATGTGTTTTCGATTTTGTTTTATAATTTCAATAAAAATAAAAGTAAAAATAAATAACACCAAAATATTCCATTTTACAAACTATTTTCGTTTTTACTTTCTTTCAAATGTGTTTTCGATTTTGTTTTATAATTTCAATAAAAATAAAATAAATAAATAACACCAAAATATTCCATTTTACAAACTATTTTCGTTTTTACTTTCTTTCAAATGTGTTTCTGATTTTGTTTTATAATATTGTTTCAAATTGGCTTCAAATTGGCAATCCAGAAATGAGTCGCAATTTAAGAAATGAGTGGCAATTTAAAACTCTTAAATTACTTCTTCTCGATTTAGATCAAAAAAATAATAAGGTTTAATTTGATTAGTTATTTAAAGGATTATATAGAAGACAACAAACTAATAAGAATCTAATACATCTAAATGTCTGACTAACATATTTTAACTACAAACTTACCTTACATCACTTCATCCAATTCGTAAGGTTCATATCCCATTTCCAAATACTTCATAATTCGTTTCGGATGATAAGCATATTTTACAAGTTCTTCAGTTAAATGCTCTTTCACAAACCTTTCGTGTTTTAATTGATTCATACTTCTTACATCCCAATCCCATGTGATATTTGGATTTGGAGCTAGGTTAATCCAAAACGACTTTCCAGATAAACACTCTTTCCTATATCTCTTAAATGATTCTAAAAAGTTGTTATCATTTATAAGACTGTCAATCACATCTTCACAAATAGGAGTCCACATTTCGTTGCAAATTTGGCTCATTTTGGATTTAATTGATTTTTGGTTCAATGTTTAGTTTTATGTTATTTAATGAGAGTTGTAAAAAGCATTTCATTTTTTTATATAATATCATCAAATCCCCAATCATACCATTTATCCATATTAGATGGATGGAACCGGTTCATCATTAACTCTTCTACAAACCCATTTTCATTGTATAGTGCGTTTTTAATTTCTTTATAATCATATTTAAAAATATTTGGATTCATTGACAACCATTTCCAATTTATTTTATCCAAGTTTTTTTCAAGAATATGTATCGCATTAGGATTATTTGACAACCAAAACCAACTTACTTTATCCAAGTTTTTTTCAAGAATGTGTATCGCCTTAGGATTATCTGACAACCCAATCCAATCTACTTTATCCAAGTTTTTCTCAATCATATGTATCGCATTAGGATTTCTTGACAACCAAAACCAACTTACTTTATCCAAGTTTTTCTCAATCATATGTATAGCATTTGGATTACTTGACAACCAACACCAATCTATTTTATCCAAGTTTTTCTCAAGAATATGTATCGCATTTGGATTACTTGACAACCAAAACCAATTTACTTTGTTCAAGGTTTTTTCAAGCATATGTATGGCATTTGGATTTTTTGACAACCCATGCCAATATACTTTATCCAAGTTATTCTCAAGAATATGTATGGCATTAGGATTTTTTGACAACCCATGCCAATATACTTTATCCAAGTTTTTCTCAAGAATATGTATAGCATTAGGATTACTTGACAATGCATACCAATCTACTTTATCCAAGTTTTTTTCAAGAATATGTATAGCATTAGGATTTTTTGACATCTCATACCAATCTACTTTATCCAAGTTTTTTTCAAGAATGTGTATGGCATTTGGATTCATTGACAAACCATACCAATTTACTTTGTCTATTGGTATCATTTTTCTTAATTTTAAGTATTTTGGATTATAGTTTACACTTGATAGCATTGTAATTACTTACTTATGTAATTGTATAGATTATTAAAATATCGATTATAATTTCAATTGTTTCATTTTTTTAAAATAAGAAATGTATTAATTATACTGATTAGTAATTTATTATTGTTCAATACCCATAATATCATCAAACCCCCATCCATACCATTTATCCATATTAGATGGATGAAACCGGTTCATCATTAACTCTTCTACAAATCCATTATCATTGTATAATGTATTTTTAATTTCTTTATAATCATATTCAAAAATATTAGGATTTCTTGACAACCATTCCCAATTGACTTTATCCAAGTTTTTCTCAAGAATATGTATAGCATTAGGATTTTTTGACAACCAACCCCAATCTACTTTATCCAAGTTTTTCTCAATCATATGTATGGCATTAGGATTATCTGACAACCCAATCCAATCTACTTTATCCAAGTTTTTCTCAAGAATATGTATGGCATTTGGATTACTTGACATCTCATACCAATCTACTTTATCCAAGTTTTTCTCAAGAATATGTATGGCATTAGGATTTTTTGACAACCAATACCAACTTACTTTATCCAAGTTTTTTTCAATCATATGTATAGCATTTGGATTTCTTGACAACCAACGCCAATCTACTTTATCCAAGTTTTTCTCAATCATATGTATAGCATTTGGATTACTTGACAACCAATGCCAACTTACTTTATCCAAGTTTTTTTCAAGAATATGTATAGCATTAGGATTTCTTGACAACCAATACCAACTTACTTTATCCAAGTTTTTCTCAAGAATATGTATGGCATTGGGATTCCTTGACAACCAATGCCAATTTACTTTATCCAAGTTTTTTTCAAGAATATGTATGGCATTTGGATTCGTTGACAACGCACACCAACTTACTTTGTCTATTGGTATCCATTTTCTTAATTTTAAGAATTTTGGATTATAGTTTACACTTGATAGCATTGTAATTGTATGGATTGTTAAATTATCGTTTATAATTTCAATTGTTTCATTTTTTTAAAAAATATAAATGTATTAGTTATAGTTATAGATTGATTATATTGATTAGTAATTTATTATTGTTCAATACCCATAATATCATCAAATCCCCAACCATACCATTTACTCATATTAGATGGATGAAATCGGTTCATCATTAACTCTTCTACAAACCCATTTTCATTGTATAGTGCGTTTTTAATTTCTTTATAATCATATTTAAAAATATTTAGATTCATTGACAACCATTTCCAATTTATTTTATCCAAGTTTTTTTCAAGAATGTGTATGGCATTTGGATTATCTGACAACCATGACCAATTTACTTTATCCAAGTTTTTCTCAAGAATATGTATGGCATTGGGATTACTTGACAACCATTTCCAATCTACTTTGTCTATTGATATCCGTTTCCGTAATTTTAAAAACCTAGGATAAATATTTATATTAGAATCATCTGACATAATAATACATTTATAGTGTGATTATATCTAAATTGTTTTTAATTTACTGTAATGTATAAGTTATACATAATTACCCGACGTATCGCTGTTATTATTCATGTTATTATTATTAAATAATTGCGTAAGCATATTATCTATTTGATTAGTTAATTCTTCTTCTGTATTTACTCTTAAATTAGTTCTATTAGTATTAGTATTAGTGGATTCATTTGTAGTATTTTCTGTTATTGTAATAAATATAATTAGGATAAGGTGTTCTAGGAAACGGCGTTCGCCTATTATTAAATCTTCTATGATTTTGATTATTTACTGATCTTTCATATTCATTTACAATATGATTTCTTAACATTAAATTATCGTTTCTTAACTCATTAATCAAGCGATAATTGTCATTATAAATAGTGTAAAGAATTGAAATATATTGTCTTGAATTAATATTGTCATTAATATTATTTGTATCATTTATATTACTAGAATGATTATTAGTGTGAGTGCTAAAATTATTAAAAAATCGTGAGTTATTATTCATAATATTAGATTTATAATATATAATCAAACATTATATTTATTTTGTTTTATAAATATTATTAATTATTAATAAAACAAAACAATTAAAGATTAATTAACAATTAATATTAATGGCTACATTAACAAATTTGGGAAACACATGTTACATAAATTCGTGTATTCAAGTATTAAGTTATACAGAAGAATTGAACCATTTGCTTAATGATGAAAAAACAATTAAAAGAATAAAAAATAATAATGTAGATGGATTATTGTTGTCCGAATGGAATTCATTACGCCGAATGATGCAATCTATAGATACAATTATATCGCCAAAGCGATTTTTACAGGTTATTCAGATTGTAGCTAAAAATAAGAATGCTGAATTGTTTACAGGATATATGCAAAATGATATCAATGAATTTTTCTTTTTCTTAATTGAATCATTTCATAATGCTTTAAGTCGAAATATAAATACTACTATTTCAGGGTCAATAGAAAATAAAACAGATAAACTTGCATTAGAATGTTATAAATCAATACAAAATAATTATAAAAATGGTTATTCAGAAATTTACGACATATTTAACGGAATGAGTGTATCTATTATTAGCGATTTTACAACAAATGAACAATTGAATTATAAATGTGAAACATATTCTACTTTAGAATTGCCTATTCCTTCACATAAAATGCCTACATTGGAAGATTGTTTTGATTTATACACAGAAGAAGAAGAAATTGTAGGAGAAAACGCATGGTTTGATGAAAACCAAAATAAAAAAATAGACATAAAAAAGAGAATTTTGTTTTGGTCTTTTCCAAAAGTATTAGTTATAACTTTAAAAAGATTTACAAGTGTTGATAAAAAAAATCAAAAAAAGGTCCATTTTCCGATAGATAATTTAGATTTATCAAAATATGTAGTGGGTTATAACAAGAATATATATAAATATAAATTATTTGGTATATGTAATCATCATGGTAGAGTACCATTTGGAGGTCACTATACCTCATTAGTAAAACTAGATAAATATCCTGAATGGTTTGAATATAATGATGAAAACTTTATTACGCATAAAAATGATGATAAAATAGTAACACAAAAGGCGTATTGTTTATTTTACAAACGAGTATAAAAATATAAAAATATAAAAATATAAAAATAATACGAAAAAGATTATGAAAAAAGAAAATATTAAATAATTATATATTATAAACAATGACTGAAAATAATACAGAAAAAATGATAAAACGAGCTACTGAACTTTTATCACGACCTATTATTATAGCAATAATTTGTATTATTTTAATACTTAATATATATTTAGGTGGAGGAGGCATAATTAGTAATATTATGATTGTAATTTTAGCACTTTATATAATATTTTTATTTGTTGAATATGTTTTGAAGGTAAATATCACAACCAATATATCCGATTTATTTTCAAATGACCCTAAATTAAATATTAAAATGGAGAAAGTAAATGAACTTGATAAAGACAAAGATAGAGGAATTAATGTGGTTAACAAATTAAACAAAGAGGTTTTTAATATTCCGGGAAACTATTACTCATACGATGATGCAAGATTAATGTGTAAAGCAATGAAATCTGAATTAGCTACATACGATCAAGTAGAATCTGCATACAATAGAGGTGCCGAATGGTGTAATTATGGTTGGTCTGAAGGTCAAATGGCGTTATTTCCTATTCAAAAGAAGACATATGATAAGCTTCAACAAGTAGAAGGACACGAACATGATTGTGGAAGACCTGGAATAAATGGAGGTTATTTTGATGATTCAAATATAAAATTTGGTGTCAATTGTTATGGAGTTAAACCTGAAATAAATGATCCATCTGAAAAATTAATGGATAATATGACCTTTTTCCCTCAAAGCGAAAAGGATTTAGAAATGAAAGAAAAATTAGACTTTTTAAAGACCAAAATGGATGAATTAATAATATCACCTTTTAATGTAAAAAAATGGCGCCAAGTTTAAATTTGATACCAAATTTAAGTTTTACATTTATTTCTTTCTAGTTTTTTTATGTTTTTTCTTTTGATTCTTATTTTGATTTTTCACATCAATATTTTTTTGTAATTTATGTTTTGTTTTATTATGTTTTTTGCGTTTTCCAGCAGTCATATTATTGCTATCATTATTAGTATTAAAAAATGGGTCTTTATAAATAGCCAAATCCATTAACTTATCATATAAATTATCATCTACAATTTCAAAACTAGAATTGTCGTCTAATTTGGAGTCTATTTTTGCATTATGTGGTTCATAATGTAAAGCCCAATTAGGAACAACTAAATTATTAAATAATGAAGAAATAGTAGAATTATTATCTTTATTTTTTTCTTTATTATCACATTTTTCATTTAAAGTCATAATTGGTGAAATACCCGAATTAAATAGAAGTGAATTTACATTATAACCGCAACTATTAATACCAGTTTTGTTGTCATTTACGTAAATAAGTTCATCGTCTTTTATGATTTCCATATAAAATAACAATATAAAATAAGTAATAATTATAATCTTATATTGTTATTTGATTTTCAAATTTATAACAAATATTTGTTTTGCTATATTTTATTTTATTTTGTTTTGCTATATTTTATTTTATTTTGTTTTTGTTTCGTTTGTTTTGTTTTGTTTTGTTTGTTTTTGTTTTGTTTCGTTTCGTTTTTGTTTTGTTTATTTATTAACTTGTTTTACAGAATGATTATATTTCACTTCTCTATTATCTTTCAAGTATTCCATTGTTTTTTGTAATTGATCCTCGCTCTTAATGATATTACAGAGATTTCTTTCTAAATATTTAAAAGTAATCGGTTCAGTAGTTTTAGTTACACTAAATTTAATTTTATTGTTGTTTACTTTAACAGTAGAATTTTCCATATCATTTTCTTTTGCGTAATTAGTTAAGGCAGTTTCAAGAATATTTTTATCATGACGAAGTTGTTTCAATTCAGCACTTAACTCTTGAATTTTGTTGTCAATTTTAATCCATTTAGCAACAGTATCATTAACACTCATAATCAATTATACATTAATATAGTCGAGAAGTATTTATTTTGTTTTCTGTATAAAATAATAATTAATACAATATTTATGATATTAATAAGAAAAATTACAACTACAATTGTAATAATAATATACATATAAGGATTTAGTTTAGTCAAAATAAAATCCATAATTAATTTAGAAAATCCATTTAGTTCTTCTTTTATTTCATCTGTTTTCACAATAGAAATAATATCTTTTACAAAATTGTGTTTCATTTTATTTTTATAATAATAAAATAATATTAATTCAAAATTTATGCGTGTTGATATTATTCTTTTTTTCTAATTATCAAGTAATGACTAATATAATTATACCAAATATAAACACATTTGATTTTCAACAATTGCGATTATTGCCTGCAACAGGAATCCAAGGTGGTGCTTATTTTACTAAATTTGAATATAATAATAATCCTTTATATATCCAAACTTGTAAAACATATACAAAGCAAGGTTTAGTTAAAACTGGAAAACGTTATTATTGTGATTTAATGTTTGACACAACAAATGAGGATATTATAACATGGTTTGAAGAATTTGAAAATAAATGTTATGATTTAATGTATGAGAAAAAAGATAGATGGTTTCAAGGTAGTATCTCAAAAGAGGATATTGAAAATACATTTACACCTACATTACGTGTATATAAATCAGGAAAATTTTATTTAGTAAGAGGAAATGTCAAGACAAATTCATCAAATGAGTTAGAATTTAAAATATATGATGAACAACAAAATCATTTAGGAAAAGAATCATTTACAAGTCAAAGCAAAATAATATCTATTTTAGAAATAAGTGGAATCAAATTTACACAGCAAAAATTCCAAATTGAAATAGTATTGAAGCAATGTATGATTATAAATGATGAGATTATGTTTGAAGGGTGTTTAATAAATACAAATAACAGACCTTTGGAAAATAAGGATAATTTAGTCAAAATAAAAACAAATGAAGATGAAAACACAAATGATTCAATTGATTTAGTAAAAATGGAAAAATATGAAAAAGAAAATGAAGAAAATGAAGAAAATGAAAAAATGGAAGAAATAAAAGATGCACATTCAAATGATGAGGAAAATAATACCGAATTTGATGAAAACGATTTAGAAGATTTAAGTAATTCAATTAACATTGTTGATAAAGTAAATGATGACTATGAAACCGCTCAAGAAAAACTACAAGTTATAAACGAAAAAAATAACATTATTGGTAAAAAAGAAAGCGCCATATATGAAATTGTAGATGACAACGATTCTTTAACAGAAATAGACCCGTTTGATGATGTTGAAAATTTACCAAATGATGAAAAAATGCCAATGAAAATTAAACAACCAAATGAAATATATTATGAAATGTATAAAAATGCCAGAATACAAGCAAAAGAAGCCAAAAAGAAGGCACAAGAAGCATATCTAGAAGCAAAACAAATAAAAGATTTACATCTATTAGATATTAGTGATAGTGATAGTGACAGCGACACTGATATAAATGAATTATACAAATAGAATAATAATTTTAGAAAAATGTTTATAAAAATCGGTGAAAAATTATGAAAAGATTTAGAATTTTTGTATTTATTTAGTTTTTGTATTTATTTAGTAATTGTATTTAGTATAAATTAAATAGAATATTATTTAATAAACTTTGAAAATTATTTTATCACTAATTTTATATAATGAATACAACTTTAAAAAAAGTATGGGATAACTATGGATTAGGTGCTTTGTTGCTACTTTTGGTTGTTGCTTATGCCGCCAATATGTTTTTGAATTATTTAAATAATAAGGGTTCATTTGGTTTTGAAGCCAATAGTGGTATGCAAGACCAACACAAGAACGCAGAATCTTCTGCTTCAGTAAAACCTTCTAATCCCGATGGAAATGAAGAATACGCAACTGTTAGTGGTATTACTACAACACAACCTCCTGTTAGTGGAAATTGCAATGCCAACCAAAATCCTTCTGAATTATTGCCCCATGATAGCAACAGTCAATGGTCTGAATTGAACCCTTCTGGTAAGGGAGAATTAAGTAATATTAATCTTCTTCAATCTGGACATCATATTGGAACTGTTTCTCAATCATTAAGAAACGCCAATCTTCAAATTCGTTCTGAACCTGCCAATCCTCAAATGAGTGTTGGTCCTTGGAATAACACCACAATGGAACCTGATTCTCATAAACACGGATTAGAAATGCATTAAATATTAAAAGATAAAACATGAAACATGAAAAATAAATAAAATAATATAACCAATTTATGAATATATTATTTTCAATATATATGAAGAATAGCACATCATTATATTTAAAATATTTAGCGTTTTTCATTGGGTCAATATTAGTATACCAATTATATCAAAAATCTAACAATTATGACTTAAAATGTATTATAGCCCAAGAAGATGGAAAAACATATTGTGTTCGAGATAGAAACAAATTGCAACAATCGGCAGAATTAATGGCGAAAGTAACCAATAATATGTCAAATATGGTTGAATATATGCGTCAAAATCATCCTGACGATGAAAGAACACAACGATTGGTTGATGGGTTCAATCCTGACTCTATTTCCGAAACACTTCCAACAAGCAAATTGACTGCTTATAGTGAAAACAAAGGTGAAAAAATTGCTCTATGTTTAAACAAAAATAAGAAAAAAGGAGAAGATGACCTCATTGATATAAACACATTGACATTTGTTGCGTTACACGAGTTATCACACATTATGACGAAAAGTATAGGTCATAAACAAGAGTTTTGGGAGAATTTTAAATTTTTATTAGGAAACGCAAAAACCGCTCAAATTTACAAACCAGTTGACTACAATAAGAATCCAAGTGAATATTGTGGAATGACATTAAGTGATAATCCTTATTTTGATTTGGTTTAGAAATAAAAAATAAAAGAAACAAAATAAAAGGTTACATATAAATATAAATAAACATTATATATTATAGATATATTATATATTATATAATGGATGAAATCAATGTAAAAGATGTAATATATAAAGTAAAACAAATAAAAAACGATGAAATCAAGCGTATTTTAGTATTTTCAAGGAATGAAAAAAATAATGATGTTTTTACTCAAACCGAACAAACTATGATAAAAAACCAAAATATTGATGTTGTTTTTTGTGATAATATTATTTTTCAAGACGATGATGTTATTACTGTAAAAATTAAAATTTTATATGAAATGCGAAAAATAGGAATAGATGTAACATTTGATGAATTATACTTATTTTGTATTGGCAAGGATAAATTGCACATAAACGACATTTATAAATCATTAACAACACAATCAAGTATAATCAACCCTAATATATTAAATTACATTTTAAGCAATATTTTAGGATTTGATTCAATTCATTACCAATATAAAGAAGAATATGAAATGAATGATTTACAACTATTGAATTTAGAAAAATACACGGATTTTTTTAAACCATTAGGAGAAAAAAGTATATTACGTAATAAAGATTATCCAATTATATCAAATCCATTTAAAATTGTAAAATTTGATTCCTTCGTTGAAAGTATATCAAGAACACCAATTACACAAACAAATTTATTGATGAATAGCGATATTCAAGATACTATATATGTTTCAGAAGCAAGTGATGTTATTGAATACGCCACAGAAAACTCTATTTCATTAGTTCATATTATAAAGACATATTATCCTGCTTTATTTAAAAAGGATATTTTAAGTTTGGATATTTTAAAAAGTTCAGTAAAACGTGAATTATTAATGAAAACAACTAACGATTTATTAGAAGAAAATAAGATGAAATTTTTTGAAAATATAGATTTATTTCATAAAATTAATTTTGATAATAAAACTTCTTTAAAATATTTAGAAAATGGTCTAGGATATATAAATTTTACACTTATGCCTGAAACAAAAGGTAAAATTCCGTTGGAAAATATTTTCAAAATACTTAATTCATCTCCAACTATTCCTTTAATTAAATATAATCCATCATCTAAACAAGAAAAAACATATCGTCTTTATTGTGAAGCAATGACAAAAGATGGTCGTAAAATACCAGTCCTTAAAAAAGGAACAATATTTAAATTGATAAAAAATATAATTAATAGTAAAACAGTTACCGCTTATATCGAATACGAAAATGAAAAAATATTTTGCGAATTTGACGAAAATGGAAATGTAAATGTGAAGTGTGATTTGCTTCGTCCGTTACACGTTAAAGATATCAATATTTTAATGAAAGAAGCTATTGGACCAGTTATTGAAAACATACAGGAAGTGTTTGAAGAATCGGGTTATAATTTTAGTGAATTTACTGATTTACATTCTGATAATATTTTTATTAATAACATATCTTATGTTACTTCAATAAAAGGTAAAAAAAAGATAAATATTGACGCTATTGAAAAATGTATTTCTCAAGTTTTTTTAAATGAAACTTCTGCTACTAGTGATTCTATTATGTTGCGATTTAAACGTGTTGCCAATTTCAATACATACAATAGCAAGCAAATTTTTATTATAAACAAAATAAATGAAAAAATACCGTTTGATGAAATTGTAACCAGACTACACGAAAATTATAAGAATGAAACAACATTAGATGAATGCCTTGAATTAGTTCGTTCTCTTGTTAATGAACAAAATTTAAAAAATGTTTCCAAAGGTATTCGTAAATTTAAAAATAATCCTGGTTTTGAAATTGTTATTAGCGTTGATAGTAAACAAGGTCATATTATAGTCGAGGCAAATAATTTGGATGACCTAAAATATCTTAATACTTTACCTATATATATTGATGCATTGGTAAAAATAAGTCAACACTATGACAAAGATTCTTCTATAACTGATTTTATAAATAAATTATGTAAAAAAAATAGTGATGACCTAAATGATAATATGAAAGATGCTATTGTTGAAATAGAAGAAATACAACAAATAACTGCTTCCGAAAAAACGAATAAATTAGAAGAAGAAGAAGAAAGCAATATATTCGACGACGACGACGAATTTGATGACGATGACTTTGAAGGAAGTAGCGATGAAGAAAGTGATGAAGATATGCTTGGGGGAAATGACTATTTTGGAGGAAATGACTATTTTGGAGGAAATGACTATTTTGGAGGAAATGATTCCGACACAGATGATGATGCTATTGAACTAAATGAAGAAAAACTTATTGATAATCCTAATTTAGTCAATGAAAACGAATTACAAGATGTTTCCGAAATTCAAGAAAATCTGGATAAAAATGTTATTGCGGATACTGATTATTCGGAAAGCGATGAAGAAAATGAGAACATTGATTATGATAATATAAAATTAAACAAACCTTATTATTTTCAATCTTTAATTGAAGAAAAAGACCCTACCCTTATTTTAAAAGACGCACAAAAAGGATTCAATACTTATTCACGAACATGTAGTTCCAGTAATCGTCGACAACCTGTTATATTAACGGACAAACAATTAGAAAAAATCAAAACCAACTATGGGTCTATGCTTGATTCACAAGGAAACAAAATTTTTGATGAATCTACTGATGTGATTAAATATGGTAGTGACCCTAAAAACAAATATAATTATATTTGTCCTCGTTATTGGTGTCTAAAAAATAATACAATGATTCATGAATCTGAATTAACAGAAGTTACTAATGAAAAAGGAGAAACTGAACTAGAACATCCTACTTGCGGAAAAGTTTTACCTTATGATGCTATAAAAACTAAACCTGGTTATTATATTTATGAATTTGTTGACAAAACAGGTAAATATCAAAAGAATTATCCAGTATTTCAAACTGGTAAGCATCCAGACGGTTATTGTCTTCCTTGTTGCTTTACAAAGGCGAATACTACCGCTAAAATAAAAGCTAAAAAGGAATGTTATGCTGCAAACAAAATAAAAGAAAATACTCCAAGTTCTGAAGAAAAACAATCTGAACCGGTTTTGGAATCTATATTGGAACCTGAATTAGAACCTATATTGGAACCTATATCGGAACCTATATCGGAACCTATATTGGAACCCGAAAAAAATGCAAATGAAAATTATGTAAAATCTTCTGATAAATTTCCTATTGAAAAAAATAGATGGGGATATTTACCTTTACAAATACAATTCTTTTTAAAAGAAAATAATTCAACTTGCCAAATAAGCAAATCAAATACACAACTTAAACTAAATCACACCTGTTTATTGCGACATGGAGTGGAGGTTAATTCAAAACAATCGTTCATTTCTTGTATTTCAGATGCATTATATTTTGCGGAAAAAGAACATGTATTGAGTATTAGAGAATTTAAAAATTATCTTATAAGTATTTTAACAATAGATGAGTTTGTTAATTATAACAATGGCAATTTAATAAGATATTTTTACGACCTCGAAGACGAAATAGATATTGACGAATATAAAAATACAAAAACATATAAAACACTAAAAATAAATAACGAAGAAGACAATATTTACTACAAAAAGATTATAAGTGCCTACAATAATTTTATTGAATATTTAAGAGACGATGAATTATTTATAGATTATACTTATTTATGGGATATAATATGCACACCAAATCCAAAATTATTCACAAAAGGATTAAATTTGATTATAATGGAAATAAGTGACGATGATATTACAAATAATATAGGTATAGTTTGCCCTACTAATTATTATACAAATAATATTTATAACGCACGTAAACCGTGTCTATTTTTAATTAAAAAAGATGACTATTATGAACCTATATATTCTCGTTATGAAGGACAAAGTATTAAAATAATAAAATATTTTAGTGAATATAAAACAACTTCATCAAACAAAGAAATAAAAAATGTTCTTCAAAAAATTATTAAGCCTTACTTCAACAAATTATGCTTACCAAAACCTAGTTTGCCAAACGTATATAAACTTAAAAGACCATATGATATTGATAAAATGATATCTCTTTTGGAATTATATAAATATTACATACAAACATTAATAAAAAATTTTAATAATAAGATTATTGGATTAATCGCATTGGAAAATGTGCATAAAGGAAATAAAAAATCCATATTTGTCCCATGTTTCCCATCTTACATCACCAATAAACTGATGGATAATTATGATTTCGTTTATATGAATAATCCAAATATTTGGACCAAGTATTCAACTACATTTGATTTTCTAACAAAATTGTCTGAAAAGGGGAAAAATAGAACAAGCGAACAAAAAATATTTTGCTCACCAAAAATAAATGTATTTGAAGGAGAATATATTACAGGGATAATAACAGAAACAAATCAATTCGTTCAAGTAAATCCACCAGTTAAAGAAGAAGAATTACAAGAAAAATATATTCTTCCTACAATAAAAAATCAAAATAATATGTCCAATATAACCAATGTTGACGTCATTAGTTCTACATCATCTAAAAAAGATAAAGAACGAATCAATAAAATAAAATTGATTCAAATGGAAACTAAATTTTATAATATATTTAGAAACACTGTCAAAATTTTATTGAATGATTTTGCAAATAATAGGTTAAAAATGAATGTAATGAATATACTTGATAATATAAATAAAACGAATAATGTTAAAATATCCGAAATAAATATTGAAGTTGAAAAACTAATTGACGGTAAAATTGAATTTACAGGTGATGAATATTTTTATAAAGAAGTTGAAAAAATTGTAAGCTGTTATAATAGTTCCATTGATAAATGTGATGAAAATAAATTATGTGTATTCACAGATGATAATGTTTGTAGTTTAATATTACCAAAAAATAATTTGCTAACGAAGAAAACCAATAAAGATATATATTTACAACGCATTTCTGATGAACTTGTTAGGTATACTAGAATTAAACATTTTCTTTTTGATCCCAATTCATATTTATCATTAGGGAAAATAAATTATAATTTAAATGAAAATGAGTTGCTTATTATACAATCATTAATAACTCAAGATTTCTTTGATAATTTAGATGTTTACCCGAAAAACAAATATGTTTCATATAACAGTTTCTTTAACGCAATTCCACAAAAAAGTCAAAAATATGATAATACAATCGATTATAATATTGTTATGGAAACTAACGAAAATGATTTAGATGTAGAATTAGAAGAAAAGAATGACAATATAAATGAAGACATTTGCGAAATTAAAGAACAAAACATTAGTTCTCTACATTTAAAATCATATTTCCCTAAAACATATTCAGAAATTGTATATTCTAATAGCGCAAACTGCACCTTTAAATTAATAATGGATTTAATTAATACACCAAAAACTATTTTAGAATTAAAACGAGAACTGTTAATTGAATATAGAAAATATAACAATTATAATAAAAAAGTAATTGATATTTTAATTAATGAAGGAAAAGAACAACAAGGAAAAATGATTCTAAATAAAGAGTTGAAATTTGAAGATTATTTAATGTCTGAAAATTATTATTTAACTGTTTTTGACTTATGGTTGCTTATTAAAAAGTATAATTTAAATGTTATTTTTATTTCACATTCAAAATTGCTAACTAAAATGCACTATACTCAATTAAAAGATAACAAATTCATTGCCAATGGAAACCGAGAAGACAAATTTATTCATATTGTTGTTCCTACTTTTATTAAAAACAAAATTCCATCTTATAGTGTTATTATTGATAATGAAAAAATAAATAAAATTCCATTAATCCCTGATATGTATTATTTACTTAATGATAACATCAAAAAAGACGTTATTGAATATTTACAAAATTATATCAAATATACAATTAAAAAAATACATAAAAAAACTTCAATTGTTCTATAAACTAAGAAACTGAAAAATTAATATTCACTATTATATCGCCATACATATTAGTGCTCGCTATCATATTCGTCGTCATTGTGTTCGTCGTCGTCATTGTGTTCGTCGTCGTCATTGTGTTCGTCGTCGTCATTGTGTTCGTCGTCGTGCTCGCTATCATATTCGCTATCATATTCGTCGTCATTGTGTTCGTCGTCGTCATTGTGTTCGCGATTTCTTTCTATATTTTTATAATAATTTAAATAACTTCTTACAAAACATCTACGTAAACTAATATACTTGTAATGACCGTCAAATTTCATATTTAAATAACACATAAAATTAATATGTTCGTCATCAAATGTTTTTATTGTTTTAATTATAATTCGTTTTCGCTTGAAACAATAATTTCTTATAATTTTGTATTTTAATCTTCCAAATTGAGGATTATATTTTTGAAAATAAAATAAACGATGATTTAGTTCTTTTGTAAAAGCATCAGATTCATATTCTACATAAGAATACCAAGAATTTATATATAAATATAAGTATTTTTTCATTATATTATATAATTTGTCCATTGGAAACTCTTCGTGAATTAAAATACGATACCTTTTATCGATTCTATTATTGTAATTATTAATCATATTCATAATTTCAATACGTAAATAATTATTTTCATTATTGTTATATACATAATTTTTTATACTACATTCACGAAGATAATTAAAATTATGATGTAAAAACATTTTAGTATCAAAGTTGCTTTTAAAAAACCTATAAAATATATCATTAAATTGAATACAATTGAACTTCATAAAAAAATATATGTTACATAAATTATGGTATTCAAATTTTATATTATTGTACGGATTTTTTATTTCCAATGGTTCTGAAAAAAATAATGATGAATTGCTTAATGAATTATAAATAATTTTTAATAATTCAAAAATGTAAAATAAATATTTCTTTTTGTTTTGAATAATACATAAAACATTTTTACTACTAGAATCAATAGTATTTAATAATAAATCAGTTTCAATAACTGTTTCATATTTACTTTTTTTATACAAAGAAACAAATAATCTTAAGGCATTATATGTTTTTAATATTTTTATATAAATATCAATTAATGTTTCTCTATCTACCTTGAGGGACATAAGCAAATACGAATTAAAAATATTCTTATCATTACACATAATACTTTCCATAAAAAAATGCATATATGTTTTATTACTTTTCTTAATATGAAATAAAAATCGTCTAAAAAATATACTCAAATTTGTTTTATTAGAAATATTTTTGTATTTATTTAAAACATTATCAATTAAATCGAAATTTTGCATTATTATATAATTACGATAAGTATTTAAGTTATTATGTTGTATTTAAACTAAATTTATTCATTTTATAAAGTATTTAATAATATTTTATATATACTATATAAATTCATGGACTTAAATATTAAAAATTATAGTAACGAAGAACTGATTAGTGTTGTAAAATTAAATCTAGAGTTTTCGAAAGATGAATTGAATAATGCCATTTCCAATTATCAAAATATTATCAAAGAAAATAAAGATTATTCTCTTGTTTATAAACAACAATTACACGAATTTTTCAATAAAGTGAAACGCAAATTATCGGTTCTTACTAACACATTCCATAATTCAAATAATTTTTACGATTACAAAAATGATAAACCTAATTCAAACGATAACCTGAATACACCTTTTAAATCTTTTTCGGTGTCAAATAACACAGATATGTTAAACGATTATGACTCAAACTATACGGAACAAGAACATTCATTAAATAAACAAGATGTTGGAAAAATTATTGCTCCTTTAACAAATATTAACAATAATCCTTTGCAATATCAACGAATACCAAAGGATAATATAAATGGTTATAATCAGAATAAAATAGTATCCAGTTATGTATTTAACTCACAATTTCGGAAAAATTTTTTAAATACTACACCAGAAGATTGTGTATTTCAATTACCAAATTCAATCAATAATGTAATATCTGTTGCACTATCAGGACTTCAAATTAAGAATACAATGTTTGCGTTTTCTAGTTATAAATATACAAACCAAATATATATTGAAGAAGATACAAGCGGTGGTACTATTGGAGGAATAGTTAGTATTCCTGATGGGAATTATGATGAAAATAGTTTTCCTAGTGTATTAGAGTATTGTATTAACAGTCAAATTATTGGTGATATTGAATCGGAGTATCGTTTTAAAGTAATAATTGACCCAAACACACTTTTTTTAACAATATCTAATAACGAAAATAATTTTACAATAAAAACAATTGTTGACCAAAATATGAATTACCGATTAAATGACATTGACGCAAAAAATCAAATTTCAACTAGCAATATTGTGAATACAATGGGATACCAAATTGGCTTCCGAAATATAGAATATACAAACGAAAAAAGTTATTCTACTGAATCTAATTTTAATAGTCAAGCATATAAATATATTTATTTCTCATTAGATGACTTTAATAATTCCAATTTAGATCGCACTTATGGTATTCTACCTAGTGAAAATATATTGGATGACAATATTTTGGCTATTATTCCTTTATCTTCTGAAACATTTGACAAAAATTTTATTGATAGTGGAAACTATATTAATAACAAAAGAGAATATTCAGTTCCTATTAACATTAGCAAAATAAGAATAAAACTATTAGATTATTTGGGCGATTTAATTAATAATAATTATAATGATTTTTCATTCACTTTGGAAATAACAAAAATAAGAGACAACCAAAAATTTTAATTTTAATCTTAGTCATGTAAAATAAAAAACATTATTGTATTTTTTATTTTATAAGATACATATTACTCATTATACATTCATTATTTTATTATATATTACATATTACTCATTATACATTCATTATTTAAAATCCAGGGTCATATGTATTTCCCTTTTCATCATCTTCTGAATTTATATTAATAACATTATTTTGTATTGTCAAATTATTCATAGAACATATAAGGTCATCATCATCTTCCTTTACTTCTTTGAAGAAATCGTCCAATACTTTATCTTCATTTACAGGTTTATATTCACTTGCTTCTTGTTGATTCATCATTTCTTTAATATTTAACAATACTTGGAATGAACTTGTGCCATAATATCCTTCTTGTCCACACATCACATTAGCAGAAACACCACGCATATTATCAATCTCACCATGTCTTGCTGCTCTTAAGAACATTTCTGGTGTCTCTTCAAAAGAAGCCTTTGCTAATGGTCCAATATTATCATTGTTAATACCATGACGAAAGATTGAAATCAATTTATGCGAATATGTCATACGGTCAATAAGAACACTGAAATTGTGATAATTAATATAAGTTCCATCAAACTCAATAACATCTACCAATTCATTATAAATCATTTGACGTGCTGCTTCAATCCCTAATACCTTATACACTTCAACAATATCATTGCTAAATGTTCTCTCATTATCAATGTAATCTAAACTCAAAACACCCATCAAATTGGTCCCGATTGTATCTAAAACCCAAATATCTTTTTTTACATATTGTCCGTTTTCTTCTGTATAATTATTTCTAATCGTGCGAAGATTAACTTTATTTATACTCTTAATACCACGAATAACTATATTATTCAACATTTGGTCTTGGAAATTCTTCAACATATAAATCTTATCCGATTGGTCTAGTGTCAATTTCGCCGCATTCTTTGAACTACTCTTTAATGACTCATTTAGACGAATACGGAATATCAATTTGTCACTATTATAGTCCGAATATATACAACTAATTTGCGCATCATATACATTTACCAATGTGAAATTAATATCATCCATTGTAATGTTCTTCTCTAACATCGCTTCATGATCCAATTCAAGACGAATAATCCATTTTGACTTTTCTACTTCATCAACACTCGTAATATTGTCATTACAATCTTCAAACAATTGATTGAACTCCATATATTTTTCTATCATTTCTTTATCTTCTATAATCAATGTATTCAAATCATCCGGGTCAAAACATAATTGAACGTTTTTGACAAGCTCTTGTAATTTTGTATGCTCCAACATATACATAATTGTTCTTGCTCTTTCCTTATTTGTCTCATCTTCTTTATTCAAATAAATACTTAATGATGGATTTTTGATATCACTAGACAAAGATAATATTTCTTCAATTCTCGGCACACCACGAGTCACATTGGATTTAGAGGCGACGCCAGCAAAATGAAAAGTGTTCAAAGTCATCTGTGTAGAAACCTCACCAATACTTTGGCCCGCAATAACACCAACCATTTCACCAGGTGACACAATCGCCCTCTTATATGAAACAATAATCGTATCCAATAATAGGAACAATGCTGCCTTATTAAATCGCTTCACAATTAGCAACTGTTTCGGCGACAAATGGAAGAAGTATAGTGTTTTAAATAGGTCATTGGGAGCAAAGTAATGATAAGAAGATAATTTATCATAATACGCCTCAATAATTTGATATGCTTCCAATAAGGTAATATCTACAAGCGATGTGGAAGTTATATGCATTTGTTCTTTGATATTGTCAATAATATATTTAAATGACACAGGCAAACTAACCATATTGTCGTCTTTGTTATTAAACACATTCTTAATAATACGGTCTTTCATAGTAATCATCATTTTTACATAGTTGTTGGCTTTTTCTATAAAAACAGGCATATCATTTTTTACTTTGGTATTTACACTCTTCAAGAATATATTTGACAATGTTTTAATCGGTTTGCTGTCACTTGGCAACAAATAGTGGTCGTAAATGTCTTGAATATTCATTTCCACCAGTGCCAAACCTTGATTTTCAGTTTTTACACAGTCGAAACTATCTTCTCCATAACTGAACTGAACTATTTTATTTTTATTGTTGCGAATAGTCATATCATAATTCACCATCAAGTCTTCCAAACCCTTAATCAATCTTCTTTGAATGTAACCAGTAGTAGAAGTCTTTACAGCAGTATCAATAAGACCTACACGACCACCCATTGCGTGGAAGAATAATTCTTGAGGCGATAATCCGTTAATATATGAACTTTCTACGAATCCTCTTGCGCTAGGACTATCGTCATATTTATTGTAATGTGGTAGTGTTCTTTGATCGAACCCATAAGGAATACGCTTTCCATCCACATTTTGTTGACCTAAACAAGAAATCATAAAGGAAATATTCAATTCGGAACCTTTAGACCCTGCTTTCACCATATTTACAAAACGATTATTCTTATCCAAACTATTGAGACCAATTTTGCCCGATTCATTCGTTGCTTGATTCAATATATTATTCACTTGGTATTCAAATTCGTCCAAATTGGACTTTCCTGTGTTATTCTCAAATATTCCTAATTGAACCTGTTCTATAACATTTTTGACTTCTTCTTTCTTTCCAGTAATGACCCCAATAATCTCATCATTTGTCTTCTGATTGGATATTAAATCACTAATACCTACACTAAATGATGATGAAATCATATACTTGGTTACAATATTTTGCAAATCATCTATAAAATTAGATGCCGTCATGTTTCCAAAATCATTATTTATACGCTGAATAAGACCCTTGGTTCCTCCACCTAACACTTTTTTATCCATTTGACCTCTAATAAACTTTCCATTTTTTATTTCAATAATCTTATTGGATGTTGCATAATTTTCTTTACTTTTTTTGAATGCCTCTGTCTCATATTTGATTGACAAAGGTGGCAATATTTGACTTAATATGTCAAAACTATTTATCTTATCATTATTTTCTTTGAATATTTTTTGTATTTCTTTTTCATCTACATTTTTTATTTCCATTAGCAAATTCATCGCTTCTCTTGGCGTAAAATTCAAATTCGCTCTTGAGAACTGATACGCACCTAACATTGAATCCTGAAAGATACCAATAATTGACGAATTATTTGCTGGACTTATTAGGTGATTATTTACAGCAGCTAGGTTTCGTAATTCCATTTCTGCTTCTATATCTTGTGGCATATGTAAATTCATTTCATCTCCCGACGAATCCCAAAAGTTTCCCAGTGGGTCGGACTGTATCTTAAGCAAACTCAGGATTGATTGTCCTTCATTGTTCACCAACACCCGTGCAGTCTCTGAACGCCTATCATATCCTTTCATAACGGAGTTAGACAGTAACGCTGCGGATTGTCCAATTCTTAAACATTATTACCATTGGGTACGGCTATTAACCGTGTTCCCTCAAATTGTTTCCAGTAAGAGGTGGTAGTTTAAGACTCTAAGGAGTTTCCCGCATCAAGGTGTTTCGCTATTAAATTCTCTTTTAATTCATATATAAATTTTTTTGCATTATTGTAACTATCGTTTAAATCAATGTGAACCCCACCAAAATCAGTTTTACATTTTTCAATTCTTACATACCAACCATATTGTTCTCCTTTTCTGTTTAAAGGTCTAATATATTGTTCTATATTATCTTCAATATGACTAATGGTTACAAATCGTTCCATTTTCTTATTTTTGAAATAATTTATTACACCATTAGAAACTCTTTTTTTACTTTCTGATGTATGTTTAAATGTATTTCCACCATTTTTTAAATTGTAACCATTGGGATATAAACTATTATATTTTTCAATATAATATATTTCTCTTTCACAAGCCATTTCTGAATCGCAATATTCAATTAGTTCTACATCAAAACTTCCAACTCCATATTTTCTGATGGAATTATTCAAGTAATGACATTGATTTTTCTTTGTTGAAAATGCTTCTGAAATATGGCATCTAAATCTTCCTTCACGACCATATGGGCGATACTTTTTATGATTTAGAATATGTGATACTGCTTGACCAATGTATATTTTATCAGTTACAATATTTTTTATTTTATAAATTTCACAATAACGATTGGTTGGGTCACATAGAATTTCATTTGATAGTTTAATTTTGTTTGACAGTTCCATTATTATATTGAAACATTTTGTCTTTATATTATTTTGAGAATTTAATAACTAGGGAGTTTCACGCTTTTAACGCTCCCTGTTTTTGACAGAGCATAAATGGTAAGCATTTATTGTTTATCAAAATCTGCATTGTAAGGCTTAGTGTCCGCAACATTCATACGGAAGGTATCACCTTGCTTCATAATTTTAGCCAAATGGCACATCATACTCATTCTATGAAGAGTAGGTTGTCTGTTAAATAGGACAGCATCACCATCCATCATATGACGATGAACTGTGTCGCCATTTTCAATCACAATGGAATTCCTATCTGTAAAATGGCGAAGACTAATAGATTCACCATTTTGTTTTTCAAGGATTTTAGCACCAGGCCACAGTTCAGGACCATTATGAATAAGTTTCATAAGAAATTTTTTATTGAGGTCATTAACGACGACTGGTTTTGTAATATTTTTAGCGATTTTCATCGGAATACCGAGTTCTCTAATTGAAATATTAGGGTCAGCAGTAATTACAGAACGAGCACTAAAATCAACACGTTTTGCCATCAAATTTCCTCTCATGCGACCACTTTTGCCATTCAATCGGTCTTTAATAGATTTATAAGGTCTACCAGAGCGTTGGGCAACAGATGCAACACCAGGAATTTTGTTATCCACTTGTGTGGCAATATAGTATTGTAAAACAAGTTCAGTCATATTATCAATAACACCATCAGGTGCTTTATTTTGTATTTTTTCTTTTAAGAAATTATTGGTTTTTATAATATTCACCAAAATGTGTGTCAAATCGTCATCCGACCTTTGTTGCGCGTCATGTTTTACAGAAGGTCTAACAGTAGGTGGTGGAACTGCTAATACCTGACAAATCATCCAATCAGGTCTTGAAAATACTGGACTAAATCCCATAAAATTAACATCCTCATCAGAAATACGTTTGAATATCTTGAGAACCATTTCAGCTGTCAATTTTATAATAATCGGCTCACCAGCTTCTTTATCTTTCCATTCAGCAAATACAGAAACAATACCACTCTCTTTTTTAATTTTTGGTTTTACACACCCGCAACCATTTTCAGTATCATCACCACAAGCCTTTATATCTTTGGCAATGTCAAATACATACTTCCATCTGGCTTCATTATTGAGGTCTAAAGCCTGTTTATATTTTTCCTTGCTAATTAATAACTTACTACATTTAAAGCATACACATTTCAAAATTTTCAAAATAGTTGGCATATATTGAATGTAAAATACAGGTCTCGCTAATTCAATATGACCCGCATAACCAGGACTTTCCATATAACTCAATCCATCTGTAGGACATAACATACCAGGTTCTAAAACACCCATACGTGGATCAAATAACCCACCAATACAAGGTTTATTATTTATATAAGTATCTTTTGATGTAATTTCAGCAACAGATGCTCTCCTAATTTCATCTGGTGATAAAATACTAAACTGGATACCAATAATTTTGGAATTAGTGTAAGACATTTTCATTGACATCTTTTATAATATATTACTATAGATTTATATTCTTTTAATCAATCATTTTTTTAATAATATATTTAAATTGTTTTCAAAATAAATTTATTATTCATAAATATAATTTCATAAATGACTTAAAATTATTACAATATTATAATATAATTTCGTGATAATATGGGAAAAAATAATAAGAACAATGATGATGATTTTGATGTCGTTGAATACAGAAAATTTCTGACAAATATGTTTCCTTCCAAACATATGAAGGAAAAGGTAAAAGCCGACAAAAAAAATCAAAAAAATAAGGAACTTGTAGATAAAATTAAATCAAAAAAGGACAAGGCAAAAAAAATTAAAAATAAATACGAAAAAGAAAAGGAACAGTCTTCTAGTTCGGAATCTGAATCGGAAACTGAATACGAGACTGAATCGGAATCTGAATATGAGACTGAATCGGAATCGGAATCGGAAACTGAGTCGGAAAGCGAATGTAAAAAACGAAAAAATAAGAAAAATAAAGATGTAAATATTATTTTTACATTATCAGAAAAAGATATACAAGAAATTGAAAGACGTGAATTAAAAGATTTAAAAAAAAATAAACACAGATATGATTCTGAAGATGATTCAGATTCAGATTATGAAGACGATGATTCAGATTCAGATTATGAGGATGAATCTGAATCTGAATCTGAATCTGACAGTGGAGAGGAAGAGTCGGACGAAGAAGATTCAGATTCTGAAGACGATGACGAAGAAGAAAAAGAAACAAAACAAAAGCATAAAACTAGTAAAGGAAAAAAACAAAATGATACTAATGACGCTGATGATGACAGTATAGATGAATTAGTGCGTGTTTCAAAATATCTACGTGATAATAAAAAGAAAAACTCAACTATTAAAGAATGTAAGAAAATATGTGATGAAAAAATAAAGAAAAAGGAAAAGATTCAAAATAAAAAGAATAAAAAAGAAAGCAATAAAAATCTAAAAGATTTCAAAAAAAAAGTTAAAGACAAAAATTTGAAAGACATTGGATATTATAAAAAATTATCATTAACAGAACAAAAACATGCAAATAAAAAAATGGACGATATTAATGAGTTAATTCAAGTAAAGAAACCATATCGCTTTATGGTTTTAGATGCTGATATTCCTGCATCATTTAAGGCAGCAGCAATGAATAAAATCAATTCTATTCGCTATATGGATCCAGGAAATAGTGAATATTATAAAATCAAAAACTGGATTGATATGTTTATGAGAATTCCATTTAATAAATATAACGAATTGGACGTTTCCATTGATGACGGTGTTGAAAAATGTCACGAGTTTATGAAGAAAGCACAACAAACCCTAAATGAAGCCGTTTACGGACTAAATGACGCAAAATTACAAATTATTCAAATGTTAGGTCAATTTATTACAAATCCGAAAGCAGTTGGAACTTCTATTGCTATTCATGGCCCCCCTGGAACTGGTAAAACTAGTCTTGTGAAAGAAGGTATTAGTAAAATTTTAAACAGACCCTTTTCTTTTATTGCTCTTGGTGGAGCGACAGATAGTAGTGTTCTTGAAGGGCATTCTTATACATATGAAGGCAGTATTTGGGGCAAAATCGTTCAAATATTGGTTGATAGTAAATGTATGAATCCTATTATTTATTTTGATGAACTTGATAAGGTTTCTGATACTCCAAAGGGAGAAGAAATCATTGGTATTTTGACCCATCTTACCGATACAACACAAAACGCTCAATTTCACGACAAATATTTCTCCGAATTGGATTTAGATTTGAGTAAATGTTTATTTATTTTTAGTTATAATGATGAAAGCAAAATTAATCCTATTTTGAAGGACAGAATGTATAGAATTCAGACCAAGGGTTATAATAATAAAGAAAAATCCGTTATTGTAAATGATTATTTATTGCCGAAAATTAGAGACCAAGTAAAGTTCAGTGAAGAAGATATTGTAATCCCTAAAGAAACTATTACTCATTTAATGGAGCATCATATTGTGTGTAATCAAGAAAAAGGTGTGCGAAATTTGAAAAGATGTTTGGAAATTATTTACACCAAATTGAACTTGTTTAGATTAATGGAAACAGATAACAATTTGTTTGAAAAGGATATGGCAATTAAAGTAGAATTTCCAATGACAATTACTCGTGATGTGGTAGATAAACTTATCAAAAACGACAAAGAAAATATATCGGCACTTTACAGTATGTATATGTAAATAAATAAAATAAAATAAAATAAAATAAAATAAAGAAATTAAAGAAATTAAAGAAATTATAATATAATTATTTATAGTATAATTATTTATTAATGAATAGAACTGATACAACGTATAAAAAAATAAAATATATCGGGAAAAAATTAAATACTAATAACAAAAATAGTAAAATTCCAGAATATAAAGTCAAATCCTTATTAGAGCAAAAGCAAAAGAAACAAAATATGATAACACAAATTGAAACAACAATAAATAATTTAGAAGAATTAAAATTAAACGAAAAAACACGAGATAAAATTTATCATATAAATGAAAAAATTATTTACTATAAAGAGTTAATTATATTTTATAAAAAAGAAATAAAAAATATTTGCAATGTGTTAAAATCAAAATGCAATCATATACTAGTTAATGATTCAATTGATATTTCACCCGATGAAAGTCAAACTATTATTTACTGTGAATTATGTGAGTCTACTTTTTAAATATATTACCATATTGTATTCGTATTATTCCACCACATTTGGTCTCCCTTTTTGATGTTAAATAGTGCTCTGAATATTTGCGACCTAGATAATGGAATATTTGTTCTATATTTATCAAGCGCGTGTGGATTTGTTTTTAATTGTGCTGCTAAAGCATTTGTCGCCAACTGTTGCTTCATTTGGAACGCATAATATGTATAAAGTGCCTCATATGATAAGGACCTGATTGCGGGCAATGTATTATTTTTTTCTTGAAAGTCACGCAAATATTCATCTACAATCGCCATCGCAGAAATATCAGCAACATTTTCACCAATACCAATGGCAGCGTCATATATAATTTTATCTCTTTTGGCGAATTCGGTATATTGCGATGTTACTTCATTTTGCATTTTTTTGAATATTTTTTTGTCTTTTGGTGTCCACCAATCATATAAATTACCTTTGTCATCGTATTTGCTTCCCCAATCATCTAATGCATGCGATAATTCGTGTCCGATTGTAAATCCAATATTAGCCAAATTGTATTCAATTCCGCGCTCATCCATATCTATAAATGGTTTTTGAATATAACCCAAATTAATAAAAATACTGTTTTTTGCTGGTGTATAAGATGCATTTACAACATATGCTTGATTACCTGCCATTTTAACTGGATATGATGACCAATCCATCAATGGTATATCTATAGTAGGGTTTCCATCTAATTCTATGAATTTTTTATGTCGCCAATTATGAATTTTTTTCATATTATCGTATAAATTAGTTGTATAACCTAATAAAGGGTCTTCGCGTAATTTTGCCATATGACCAATGACAAATTCTATGTTTTTCAATTTTAGTAATGCGTATTTCTTCGTTTTTGGTGATAACCATTTATTTCGCTTAATAATTCTCATAAAAACAATTTTCAAATCTTCGCATAATGTTTTTACATATAAAAGTGCTTTTGGATTTTTATGATTCTTTAAATATTGATTCGTCAAAAATGTATTAAATGGAACAGACATATACAATGAAGCACTAACTGAATCACTATAATTTATCTTTTCTTGACCTCTTTGGAATTCACCGTGAAACTTATACGTTATCTCTTCCCAATCTCTTGTTACACGAGCAATTTGTCGTAAAAATATCCAAACCCAATATGTTTTCCATTTTTCACTTTTCCATTTTTCTTTCATTAATGCTGTCCCACATTTTAAGTATTCTAAACTACTTGTAACAAAAAAGGATGGTGCTTTTTTATACCCAAGTGCCTTTGTTAATTCTTCCCAATTAAATCCATATTTTTCCATTGCTTCATTTTTGGTAACCTTATTATAATTTCCTTTTGTTGCCATTACACCTTTACAATCATATGTATTAATCAACTCTGTTTCCACATCTAATACATCATTTGGATTAAAATTATGATTACCTTTTCCTAATAATGTATCAAATAATTTCTTACAATGCTTCCTAAATTCACTTTTATAATTATTGGCATATGAACTTTTATCAAAATACACATTTATATCTAATATTGAAAAACTATGAGGATAAATATAAGAACAATAATTCGCCGATTGTTTTTCATTAGGAGCAATTGACCACACAAATGGAGCAGATGACGCAATCATTTCATCACTATTAATATGACCCAATAATTGCCATAATTTGTTTTCATCATTTGAACCGCACATTTTATTTACATAATCTACATGTTTTAATGCTAATTTTCTACTATCCTCTTTTGTATTCATATTAACGACTGATGTGCGGAAATTTTTCAACTCTGTTGATAAACGATTTTTATTTGATTTTATATAATCTATTATATGTTGGTCGAGTTCTTGATATACACGGTCCTGAACTAAACGAAAATCATCAATTTGGACTATATACTTTTGTTTATCACTAACTTCTAAATTCTTTAACCACGTATAATTAATATAATTATAAAAATCATTTTTAGGGTTCAATCTGGTAGGGGCAAATTGTTGCAACAATTGTTTCGCTATTTTCTTTTTAAATGATTGATTAGATTTTACTAAACTTTTTGAAAATTTCTTCTCAAATTTCGCCTGAAATGGTTTTAATGATACACATTTTGGATCAATTGATGAATCTTCTCTTTTAATGAGTCCTTGAGTTATCTTGAATTTTTTCCTTGTTTTATTTTTGATTATCTTTTTTGATTTTGTTTTAGCCATTAAATTATATAATAATTGTATATAATTTAATAATTTATTATACAATATGTATTTGCTTAATAAATTGATTATTTACAAATAGTTTAGTTTAATAAACTATACGCATTATTGTCAGCATCATATGACCCGGGTTCTAATTCATATGCGTTTTTGCTATTAAGTGGATGTGTAATATTATCATGTATGCATTTATTTTGACTAAACTTTTTGCATTTGTCTTCTCCTTTTTTACAAGGAGATTTTTTAAATATATTAGCAAACCCTTCTTTCTCTTCTTCCTCTTCTTCAATTTCTTCTTTTTTCTTAATTATGTCTTTTAGAAACGAAAAAGATATTATACTTTTTATATCAGCAACTGTTATAGTTCCACATAAAGCTACAGAAATAGTAAATATATATAAAAATGTCATTGCTGCTAAATTGAAAAGACTTATTGAATTACCAAATAGTATAAGTTCCATTATATTATACATTTTATAAACATTTTTTATTTAATTTAAAATTATTTCCTAAATACATCAAACCATTTTATCAATATATTTCAATATTATCTGTTTGGGATAATAAATTATTTTTACAAATGGTTCTAAAATATATTGTAATGCCAAACTATATAACATCAATTCTGATTTCAAAATCGTCATATATTTGTTTTCACTTGTGCTTAATATATTAGAATTATAATTGGTTGGATAATATTGTAAATCCGATTTTATATATGCTTTCGGAAATTTGGCACTCACTTTATCATTAAAATACTTCACTAAAAAAATACACATTAAAAACAAGAACAAATACAAATATACATATGTATCCATATTATGATTTATAATATAAAACTATATTTTTATACAATTTCATATTTATTATGTTAAAAATAAAATACTTAAATCGTTTTCTATATTATATTTATAATGGACGACAATCAACGATTACAATTACAAAGTATGATTAACGAAAATAATGTGATTGATAAAACAGATATGATTCGGAAAATAAAACACAGTAGTATTTTACGAATTGAAGTAAATGAAATGATACAATTGAAAAATGTTTATAAAAATAATTTGTCTTCTCCTGATTTTAGAACCGAAACAATGAATAAATGTCAATTCTTGTTTCAATATTACACTGATATATTCAATAAATTGAGAAAAGATGAATTAAATGTAAATATGTTATTTGAGTTTTTAGATATTTTAGAAAAAATAGAAAAAGGGGAATTAGGACAACACGAAGCGTCATTTAAAGTTGGTTCTATTTTGAAAAGTATGTATATTGATAGTGCTGTTAAACACGCAGAAAATATGGAAGCAAAAGATAATGAAAATAATTCTGAACCAAAACCAAAACCAAAACCAGAATCTAAAGATATTTCTTGGAAGCACTTTAAAAAGATTAAAAAAAATAAACTAAATAAGTAATTTATTTATAATACAAAATTATAATTCAATATAATTATAAATATTTATCATTTTTGACATTTATTATTATAAACATTTATCATAATAAACATTTATAATTTTTACATTAATTATCATCACTTAAAATCATACTTAATATGAAACCGCAAACTCTCCACCACAACTGTGTCAATGCTTTCAATCCATTCTCCCATCTGGGTTGCTTTCTCATTGATATCCACATTGCCATCAATTTCAAACACATTGCTAAATATTTTCACCATTTTTTCGTGGTAATTATGACAATTTTGTAAATAATCCAATGGAATAACGCTTTCACCTGTTCGTGACCTCTTACCTACTCGCTCATAGCAGTTGGTCGGTTCAGTATTTACATAGATAAACTTGTCAATAGGATAGTCGCACGCAAATGTTTCAAACCATTTCTTGTAAATTTGATAATTAATGTCCTCAATTTTGCCATCATCATAAAGCATTTGGGCGAAAACGTGTTTATCGGTTAACAAACTGCGCTCACAAATAATGACACAATCATCATTCTTTTCATACGCTTCTTTTAAAAGTGCCAATCGAGAAATATACGCCATCATTTGAAATGGGAATGAATACTTTTCTTGGTCTTTATAAAACTTTTGAATCATATTTTCACCGTCACTAGGGTCAACAATAGTTTCCCATTCAGATACTGGTTCGTCAACAAATACGATATCTGGATGACCCTTATAATGCTCTTTCAAATTTGACAACAATGTTGATTTACCAGAACCAATATTTCCCTCAATTGAAATAATCTTGTTATTCTTTGCCATTTCTCTATTATAATTACTGAAAAATAATGTTTATGTCTTTTAATGAAATGTTATTTTTTCTTTCAATTTTTTTAAAAATATTTTCATTTCATAAATAAAAAAAAATGAATAGAATAATCTATTTGAAACTACAAATATATTTTATAAAACTATTCAATTATTATTTACAATGTTTGAAACTTTAGATGATATTTCGGTTGTTTGTGAGAGAAATTGTTTTGATGAAGAAGAAATTAAATATGAAGAAGAAATTATAAATATTTTTAATGGTAATATTCCAAAAGAAACTAATAATGAATTTCTGTTAAATATTATAGGTTTATATTATGAATATATTGAACAAAATTATGATGAAATGGAAGAGTATTATTTAAAATCAGTTGAATTAAATAATGTTGAAGCAATGTATAATTTAGGAAGATATTATGATGAAAATGAAGAATATGATGAAATGAAAAAATATTATTTAATGGCTATTAGATTAGGTCATATCAAATCATTAAATAATATAGCATTATATTATTTAGAAACATACGATTATGATGATATAATGTTAGAATGTTATTTAATTGGTATTAAAAATGGAGATATAAATTCAATGAATAATTTAGCTTTATATTATGAAGAAATAAAAAATTATGAGGAAATGGAAAAATATTATTTAATGGGTATAGAATTAAATGATACAACTTGTATGAAAAATTTAGCTAAATATTATTGTAAAATAAAAAATTATGAAGAAATGGAAAAATATTATTTAATGGCTTTTGAAAATGGTGATAATGATGGAATGTATCATTTAAAATCATTTGTTAAATTACACTATTAAAAAATACCTGATAAAATGAATGATATTTTCAATTTTTTAATTTAATTTTTTCTTTCAATTTTTTTAAAAATATTTTCATTTCATAAATAATAAAAAAAATGAATAGAATAATCTATTTGAAACTACAAATATATTTATAAAACTATTTAAAGTTTTCAAAACAAGTTAATATAATGGATCTCAATCAAAGAAAATTAAAGAAGTCTGAATGGAATTCTATCGAAGTCCCTGTTTCTGATGAAGAATTATCCGTTTTAAATACTATTAAAAATGGTTATCATGATGTAAATATAAAGGTAAATAAAGGAAATTCTATATTTACCTTTTTGAAAATAAACTATAATGAAAACTCCTTCCCAAAAATTGAGGAGTATTTATTCAATAAATATCTGAAGTCATCTGTCGAGACTATTGAAACCAAAATTCTAAAATTACAAAAAACAAATGATTTTGAGAAAAAATATAAAAAGATTTCACTTAGTGGTATTACTCGTCTGAATTCAGCAGACAAAATTCGTCTTGAAAATTGTTCCACTATTGAAGAAAATAAAGCATTTGAATTCATTTTATTGAAATATGTTGAAAAAGTTCTTTACTATTGTAATTCAAAAAATGCGAAAGAACTCGCTTATAATTATTACACTCTGTTGAAATTAAGCAACGCAACTATCGCTTACTTGAATAAATTTGTCATCCAAATTTGTCATTATGTTATTGAAACAATTGAACCATTTGTAAAAAAAGAAACAATCATTGAAAATGCTGTCAATATTATTGAAACAAATAAATACTTGTTGACATACAGTGATATGAAGTTATACGAACACCAGAAAAAAATATTCTCTGTTTGTAAAAGAAATGAACCAAAGTTAGTTTTATATATTGCCCCAACAGGAACAGGCAAAACACTAACTCCTATTGGTCTTTCTGAAGAAAGTAGAATTATATTTGTTTGTGCTGCTAGACATGTGGGATTAGCATTGGCTAGATCAGCAATTTCTATTGGTAAAAAAGTAGCTTTCGCATTTGGTTGCGCCAGTGCTGATGATATTCGCTTACATTATTTCTCAGTAAAAGAATTTTCAAAAAACAAAAGAAGTGGTGGAATTGGAAAAGTAGATAACAGTATTGGCGATAAAGTTGAAATTATGATTTGTGATATTAAGTCATACATACCTGCTATGTATTATATGATGGCATTTAATCACAAGAATGATATTATCATGTATTGGGATGAACCTACAATTACAATGGATTACGAAGAACACGATTTCCATCAAATCATAAAAAACAATTGGAAAGAAAATAAAATTCCAAATGTTGTTTTGTCTTCCGCAACTTTACCAAAAATGAATGAAATAACAGATGTTATTGAAGATTTTAAGGGTAAACAATTCATTATAGAGGATGACGATGACGAACAAGAACAAGAACAAGAACAAGAACAAGAACAAGAACCTTTAATTGAAAATATTGTTAGTCATGACTGTAAAAAGTCTATTCCAATTGTCAATAATTCTGGTTATGTTGTGTTGCCACATTATTTAGATGAAGATTATGAAAATATTAAAAAAATCGCATCACATTGTGAATCTCATAAAACATTAATGAGATATTTTGATTTGGACGAAGTTGTTAAATTTATAACCTTCGTAAATGAAAACAACTTTATTCAACCTAGATTCAAAATAAATAGACAATTTGACTCCATACAAAATATTGATATGATTTCAATTAAAGAATACTACATAAAATTATTGAAAAATATTATGAGTGGAACTTGGGGTGCTATTTGCGTTCATCTGAAGTCAAATAGAAAACGCAAATTAGTTGAAAATGATAGTGTTGATTCTAAAGGAAATCGTATTTTCAAAAAGATGAACAGTGTTGACACTAGCAGACAAATGCCATCACAAAATATTCCTATTACATTAAATAATGTGGGTGTTTATGTTTCAACTAAAGATGCGTTTTCATTAACAGATGGTCCAACTATCTATATTTGTGAAAATGTTCGTAAAATTGCAACTTTCTGTATTCAACAAGCAAACATTCCATCTGCTATGATGACTAACATAATGAATAAAATTGAATATAACAATAAAATTAATGAAAAAATTAAAGAAGTAGAAGACAATTTGGAATTCAAACAAGAACAAATGGAAAAAAGTAATAACTCAAAAAGTAATGACTCAAAGAGTAAAGGCAATGATTCAAAAAGTAAAAGCAAAACTAAAAAAATAAATAGAGAAATGAATAATGATGATGGCAAAAGTGATATTGCTAGATTAACAAATGAACTAAATAGTTTGCGTTCTATGATTAAATCCGCCGTTTTAAATGATATGTTTATTCCTAACTCCACAAATCATATTGAAAAATGGGCTAGAGATATGAATACTGAACGCTCATTTACTTCTAATATTGAAGAACACGTTGTTGGAGATATTATGTCTATTAATGGCATTGAAGATAGTTGGAAAGTCTTATTAATGATGGGAATCGGTGTATTTGTTAGTCATCCAAGTATTGCCTATACTGAAATTATGAAAAAACTGGCGGATGAACAAAGATTATTTATGATTATTGCTTCCAGTGATTACATATATGGAACAAATTATCAATTCTGCCACGCATATTTAGGCAAAGATTTGAATCTAACACAAGAAAAAATTATACAAGCAATGGGACGTGTTGGTCGCAATAATATACAACAAACTTATACTTTAAGATTTAGAGATAATAGCCAAATATTAAAGCTTTTCACAGATGATACAGATAAACCAGAAGTTGTTAATATGAATAAATTATTGAATTCTTCAGGAGAAGAACCTGGACCTGAACCTGAATCTAAAGAAGATAATTAAAATATTATTATTGTTTTACAAAAAAATAGAAAAAAGATATAAAAAATACATAAACCAATTTACTTACATATGATATCTTTTTTAACGCAACTTTATACACTAATAAACTTGTTACAAAAATAATAAATAAAATATAAAGATTTACACCCTTCATTTCATTATTCATAATATTTACATTATATTTGTTTTCACTATCATTCCTTAATTTTACATAAAGATTCATTAATGATTTCCTTAAAATCCATGTTATCAAAAAGGATAAACCCACAACTACACTCATATTGTTTATTTTTAATACTCTACGCAAATATACAAATGAAATAATGGTTCCAAACGCACCAACAAATCCCTCAAAATACTGGACGTCCGTTATATATTCATTCAAAAAATTAGAATACATTTAATTTTATATATTATACAATATAATATATTTTTATAATTTGATTATTTTAAAAATATATTATTCAATATTTAATACGTCTCTTTTTGTAAAATATATAATATAATTTTTATTACATATTTTAATTTATTGTGTTTTGTTTTTGTTTTTGTTTTTGTTTTTTATTTTTTGCAGTCATTTATGACCTTAACTGCTTAATTTGAGTATGCGAGACCTCCCATACCACTCATAATTCTCAACACGTTGTAATTGGTGGCATAAACACGAACCTTGGCGGTATTCGCGCTTCCAACAGTGGCACCAGAAAGAACAAGTTGAAGAGTAGCATTATCAATACGAGAGAAGTTGCAAGTTCCCGAAGGTTGATGTTCCTCGGGACGGAGAGCAAAGGACAACACATTAATACCCTCATCAGGGGAACGAGTGTGAGACTCCTTGGGTTGGACAAGAGAGAAGTAAGTTCCCTCACGCTCGGAGAAGCGGTCTTGGCCATTGAGTTGAAGCTTGGCAGTGACAACAGGGTTTTGTCCCCAGCAATGCATATCCAAAGAAGACTCGGCAAGCACAAAGGTACCAGCATCAGAAACTCCAGACATAAGTCCAGCACTAGTTCCATGAGCGGCACCAGTTGTTTGAACTTGATCGGCAAAAGAATCAACAAAGAACCCACTATCATCAAGATATTGATTGCTTCCAATAGCACCATCACCACCGAAGGCATGGAGGGCATTAGGAAGAGCATCAAGGGCATCAGTATAGTTGAAAGGTTGGGCACCAAGGGCATTGAACAAGTCCTTGCCACCATCCAAAGAAGAGCAATAGTCAACATTGGCATCAGGTTGCACGACCCAGATAAGCTCCTTAACGGGATGATTGAAGTTCAACTTAATCTTGTTGGAAGAAGAACCAACAGATTCATCACCAGTGAATTGAAGTTGAGTAATCAAATACTCGTGAGGGTTTTGGGCCATTCTGCGGCGCTCATCAGTATCAAGGAAGATGTAATCAACGTAAAGAGAAGCAGCAACCAAAGATTGAGAATAAGCATTCTTTGCGGCCGAACCAGAGTCTGTAAGACCATCAACCGCCCACAAGCACTCATCAATGGGGCGAAGATCAAGGTTAATCTTGACCTCGTGGTATTGAAGGGCAATCAAAGGAAGAGCAAGACCAGGGTTGGTACAGAACCAGAATTGAAGAGGAACGTAAAGAGTAGTCTCGGGAAGAGCATTGCGAGGAGCACACACTTGACGGACACCAGCATCAGTACAGGGACTGTCAACATCTTCGA